TGACCACTTTATTTTAAATCCGTTAAAAAAAGTAGTTCCTTTATCCAAAATAGATTTATACATAGTTCAAAGATATAAAAAAGAAAAGGAAGGTGCAAAAAAAATGCACCAACCAAATCTTTTGAAATTATTATTAAGCTACGGTAGCTGTACCTGCTGATGTATCAAGAGTGATTGTGCTTGAACAAACTCTTGGAAGTTCACCTGCTGAACAAGTAACAGTTACGGTCACACCATTTTCATCACCCAATGCAGCACCTGTTCCACCTTCGATAGAAGAAACTCTTGCGTACATTTGAATGTTACCTGTTGTGCTGTCCTCTAACTGATACGCTTCAGAAAGACCAACAATGTATTTTCCACCATTGTAATCTTGACAGTAAACAACTAAGTTTTCGTTTACCAATGTTTCCAAGTTGCTCAAGTGAGCAGTTGAAATGTTAGGAACATAAAAAGATACTGTATGCTCAAACATAATAGTACCACCTTCTTTAGTACCTGCTGTACTAAGAGAACCTGTGCCTTGCTTCAAGTCAAACAACTGAAATACATCAGTAGCATTTAAAGCAACGTCATGGTTATCTTCAGTATTGTCAAATGTTACAGCACCCAAATCTGCTCTTAACATCAAACCAACATACTGCAAACCACCTCTTATTTCTAAATCGGTATGTGCTAATGCTAAATTTTCTATTGCCATTTTATTATTATATTAAAAGTTAAAAATATAAGGGGGAGTATTTCATCCCCCTTAATTAGATATAA